GACCTTGAGCACAAAGTGCTTGGTCTCTATCGCAACTGGGAAGAGGGCGACCAGACAATGACCAAGTTGGATTGGATCATTGAGTTTAAATTTATCCCTTGGCGCGGCGCGTATGCTATCGGGCTACCCCAACTCATCGGAGGTCTCACAGCCGCCTTGACGGGCGCTTTACGCGCCTTGCTGGACACTGCACACATCAACAACTCCGCGACGATGCTGAAGTTAAAAGGTGCAAAGGTTTCTGGTCAGTCCCAGCAGATTGATGTGACGCAGGTGACGGAGATTGAAGCTGGGCCGGGGGTCAACGACATCCGCTCCATTGCGATGCCCATGCCGTTCAACGCACCTTCTCCTGTGCTTTTCTCACTGCTTGGCTGGTTGACTACAGCCGCCAAGGGCGTGGTTACCACCGCTGAGGAAAAGATTGGCGATGCATCTGCCAACACCCCAGTAGGAACTACGCAAGCATTGATCGAGCAGGGTGCGGCGGTGTTCTCTGCTATTCACGCACGTTTGCACGAGAGCCAGCGCCGTGTTCTTGGCGTGTTGGGTCGCATCAACCGCTGGTACTTGGACGATATGCGCAAGGGTGACGACGTTGCCGACTTGCCTATTAGCCGTGATGACTTCAAGAAAAACAGCGACATTGTTCCTGTTAGCGATCCGCACATTTTCTCTGAGACACAACGCATGGCTCAGATGCAGGCGGTACTCCAGATGTCGGCGGCAAACCCCGGTATGTTTGACCAAAAAGCCGTGTTGAGCCGAATGCTCAAGCAGTTGAAGGTTCCCGACATTCAAGAGTTGTTGCCTAACGCTACCAAGCCGATGGAGCAAAACGCGGCGGATGAAAACGCGGCGATGGCGCTGGGCAAGTCTGCCTTTGCTTATGTCGGTCAAGATCACTTGGCTCACATCCAAACGCACCTTACGTTTGGTCTTGACCCAACCCTTGGCTCTAATAATTTGATTGCGCCTAAGTTCATTCCACAGGCTTTAGAGCACATCAAGCAACACATGATGCTCTGGTACACAAGCCAGATGACTGGTTACGTTACTGCTGGCACAAACTTGAAGCTAGGCCCTTACGAGGACAGCAAACTTGCACCAGAGATCGACAAAGCTATGGCTATTGCGGCTGATCACGTCAAGTTAGATACCGCTGAGGTTTTCAAAGGCGTAATACCAGCCCTCCAGCAGTTGGGTCAGGTCATGCAACAGTTCAAGCCACCAGCACCGCCAATGGATGGCGAGGCTCAGGCAGTGTTGCAAGCATCTATGGCGGAGACACAGCGCCGTGCCGCTCAGGATCAAGCCTCCAACCAACTTAAAATGCAAGAGTTGCAAGCCAAAACTGCACGCGAAGACAAAGATTTGCAGGCTCGTATTGCAATGAACGCCGAAAACAACCTGACGAAAGAACGGATGATGACGGCAGACCTTACAGTCGAGGAACTAAGATTGCAAAAAGAGCAGGAGCAGACTGCTATAAAACTGCAAAACACCACTCAACGCAACTTAGGAGATTGAAATGGATAAAGAAGTTAAAGAAATGCAAAGCGAACAAGTCAAGTACAAAACCCGCCTTGGTGCAGGTGCGTGGCTTGACGGTCAAGAAATGAAAGAGAAATCAACAGCGACCATGCCATTGGCAAACAGCGACCACGGAAATTTTTCCGAACCCAAGGGCGTAGACAAGCGTAACGCATGAGATACGTTTCCGACTTCATCGGCGCTGTAAAAGCGCGTCAAACCGAGATTGCCGAGTCGGTCATTGCAGGTAACTGCTTGACTTATGAGGCATATCAACGGTTAGTCGGTATCAATGCGGGACTTGAGGAAGCCCTTGACATCCTAAACAACCTTTTAAAGGAAGAAGAAGACGATGACAGATAGCACGGTAGCGGGTAATGCCGCTGATTTGCAGGATGCTTTTCCTGCTGTAGACCCCGGAGCACTGCCCCTTGGCGCACGAGTATTAGTTCAGTTACGAATCGCCAAGAAACGAATGACAGAATCGGGGATTATTTTGCCTGAAGAGACCCGCGACACCGAGAGGGCGCAAAACCCAGTCGGCAAAGTGGTGGCTATCGGCCCATTGGCGTTCAAGAAGCGCGACACAATGGAAGCGTGGCCCGAAGGCAGTTGGTGCAGTGTAGGTGATTACCTGCGCGTACCCAAATGGACTGGCGACCGCTGGTTTGTTCCGCACACTAACGACGAAAACGTCGAATTTATGGTGCTGAATGACCACGAAGTGATCGCCAAAATCACTGGTAACCCCCTTGAAGTGAAGGCATTCGTATGAGTACCGAACAAGAATCGGCTGAAAAGCCAGAAGTCATCACGATTCAAGAAGAAGTTGACGGTTCAGCAACGATTGAACTGCCTGACAGTATTCCATCCCCTGATGAACAAGCAGATTCAAGTCAAGAAGACTCTGATGAAGCTGATGAACGAGCCAGACGCGCTGAAATGGCGGCTGGTGGTGAGGTAGACCCTGATGCTGAGGCTCTTCGAGAGCAAAAACGCAACAAACGCAAGGCACGCAAGGAATACCACCGCAATGTCGAGCAAGAAAAGAACGTCAAAATCCAACATTTGGAGAAATTGAATCAAGAAATGCTCGAACGACTGGCGGTTTTGGAGAAAAAATCGCATGGAAGTGAGTTGGCACGCCTAAATAAGGCGATTGAAGACCAACATGGTCGCACTGCGTTTGCAAAAGAGAAAATGGCGGAAGCAATTGCCACTGGAAACGGTGAAATGCACGCTCAAGCCCAAGAAATGTGGTTTGAATCTCGTCGCAACGCTGAGGCTCTTGAAAATATCAAGAAAAAAGCCACCGCACCACGTCAACAACGCACTATTCAAGCGCCTGACCCAACCGTACAAAACTTTGCAAACCAATGGATGTCAAACAATTCTTGGTATGACCCTAAAGGGCGAGATGCTGACTCAAAGATCGCTTTGACGATTGATGCGGCGCTTGCTGAAGAAGGTTATACCCCCCAAACGCCAGAGTTTTGGGAAGAACTTGACAACCGCTTGCAAAAGTACCTACCTCACCGTTATACTGATAACGCGAACGAGAAAACAACACAACGGAGACCCCGTAATGTAGTGACGAGTTCGGGACGCGAAGCAGTATCGAGTAGTGGTGGCAGGAATGTCTTCACTCTGAACCCCGATCAGGTGAGAGCCATGAAAGATGCGGGTATGTGGGACGATCCCGACAAGAGAGCGCGAATGGTCGCGCGGTATGCTAAAGAAGCACGTCAAAACAACGGATATAGGAGTTGAAAATGGATTCTCGTTTAAAGAAAAATTTGTCTGCTGGTGGACGCGAAAGTCGCGCGAGTCTTGACCGAAGTCGAGAGGCACCCGAAGACCAGTTCGTATCATCTGAAGAACGTCGCAAGATGTGGAAAGATGAGTGGACACAAAGCGCGTTGCCCAATGTCCCTGAAGTTAAGGGCTGGCACCATTGCTGGTTATCGTCAACCAATGCGTATGACAGCATTGATAAGAGGATCAGACTCGGTTATGTACCCGTGAAAGCGGATGAGATGCCCGGATTTGATAACTACCGAGTCAAAGCTGGCGAACAAACTGGTTATATCGCGTGTAATGAGATGATCTTGTACAAAATCCCTATGGACGTGTATCAAGATGTTATGGCTCATTTTCACCATGACGCACCGCTTGAGGAAGCGAACAAGATTCGACTGCAAGCAGAGCAACAAGTGGGACGTGATAGCCGAGGTAGACCCTTGGGACAAGTTGAAGGCGATGGTTTGGACAACATTGATAAGCCGATACCTGCTCCGCATTTCGCTGGGTAGGAATGTTTAACAAACAAGGAGTAAGACTATGTCTTCAACAAATGCTCCGTTCGGTCTGCGCCCTTCGTTCCATCCTACGGGTCTGGATCGCGCGGTCGCGCTGGCCAACGGCATCGCATCGGGTTATAGCACTGGCATTTTGAAAGGCCAACCTGTAGCCCTCAACACTAGCGGTAACATCATTACTGCTACTGCTGGCAGTGCCTTCCAAGGCGCATTCGCTGGTCAAGAGTACACAGACCTCACAGGTCGCCGTGTAGTCAGCAACCAGTGGATTGCAAACACTGCATACCAAACTGGCTCACAAGTGACTTATTACTATTCTGATCCTAATATCGTTTACGACATTCAGGCAGATGGTTCTTTGGCACAAACGTCAATTGGTGATCAAGCAAACTTCACGAACGTCTCTGCTGGTTCAACAACCACAGGTCTTTCACAATGCACCATTTCTACGAGTTTGGTGGGTTCGAGCGCTGTTGGTGATCTTCGCATCATCAATTTAACGCCCGGTGTCGATAACGCATGGGGTGATGCATACACTGTGGTTCAGGTTCAAGTGAGCCGTAGCCAGTATGTCGCCACCATTAACGCCATCTAAGGAGTAAATTATGGCCGCTCCAATGCGCAGTACCGACTTTCGTAGCATCGTCGAACCTATCTTGAATGAATGTTTCGACGGTGTATACGATCAACGTACCGATGAATGGTCTCGCGTTTTCCGCGAGCAAGAGGGTATCCCTCGTAACTACCACGAAGAACCAGTCCTATATGGATTTGGTGCCGCTCCCCAGTTGCCTGACGGTACTCCTGTCAGCTACCAACAGGGTGGTGTACTCTTCTTGCAACGCTATGTCTACAACGTGTATGGCC